GTTTCCCAGTCACGATCACAATAAGCTTTTATTTTTCTATCTCTTTGTAGCTTTTTCATATTTCTTATATCGTTCTCATATCTCTTTTGACTCCAATTCTTCTTATCACTTCCATAACCCAATCTATCATTTTTTATTTGTGCTTGTCTTCTTGCTCTTGTTTCTAATTCTTCTGCATCATCCCATTTCAAATCTATCTTCACACCATCAATCCATCTTTCTTCTTTATCCAACGTATATCCCCACAACTTTTCTCGTTCTTCTTCATTCCATAACTCATTCCTCCAATATATCGGCATGCTATACTTTTGCCCATTTCTCGCCATATAACTTACATCTGTCTTTTCTTCATTAAATCTATTCTTCTTCTTACCAATCCTTTCAATATATCCTCTTCCAATACCTGGACTCACACACATCTTCGGCTCATACTCTTTATGCTTAAAGTCTGTCTTTGTTAAATACTTCGTCACATACTTTATCGTCCTCTCATTCACAAACTTTCCTATCCACACATGCCCATACTTCCATCTCTCTCTTAATAACTCTGGCTCATCTGTATATACTATTCCATGTATATGTATTCTTTCAGTTTTCGTTTCTCCTAATTCTGTTACTAACCAATGTCTCAATGTCTTTCCCTCGTAATATCTCCACAACTCCAGGAATCTTCTAATCCCTTTTACTGCACTCGCATTATCTAATGCATAACCTTCCAATGTTTCTACACTCTCTGCTTGTACATCATCTTCCAACTTTTTCAATTCTACATCACTAAACGTCATCGTCACCATGTGCCCATTTTTATGATCCTTTATATCTTCCATCAATCGCACCATCCATCCATTACCTTTCTGCTTTCTACATTCTATACATTTCCCACATCCCGCAGGTATCTGCTTCATCCTCTTATCATTTAACGGGGGAACAATTCCCCCGTTTTTCTTATTACTTCTATACTTCGGATTCGTTACCAATTTCGAGTATATACACATTACATCGAAGCTTTAGGTTTATTTATTGCATTCTTAATTATATTAACTAAGTTCACACTATTAATCGCTTGAATTCCTGTTTTCGCCCAACCTTGTAATATATCGTGATATACTTTTCTTGTCTGCTCTTTAGTTAATTTAATACCTTCATTTTTAGCCGTTTCTTCAACTTTTAAATTATCCAATTCTTGTTGTAGCTTTTCATTACTTGCAACTATCTCTTTTCCTTTTTCTCCTGTGCTTGACATTCCTGCTCCTCCATATTTCTTAGACGTTACAATTTTTACATCATCTTTTTGTCCCATTTCCCATTCTGTTATCACATTTTCTAAGAATTTAGCTTTACCCTCTTGATATCTTAAACCTGTATTTTCTTCACTTTCATTTGCTTTCTTATTGTTAAGATTTATCTCACTTAACGCCTTAGCCATTTGTACTGTTGCTCCTAAATCCATCGGCGCCGCCGCATTTCCACCTTGCGCACTTCCTCCGCCTTGGCTTCCTGTCGTCTGACCACCGCCACCGCTCATTCCATATATTAATGATGGATTCAATCCCGCTTCTTTCATCATTCTCATTTGTGCTTCATATCCCGTATCCTTCCACATTTGCATTTGCAAATCATGTCCTTGCTTATTTAACGCCTGTTGATTCTCAAACTGAATTCCCATTAATTCTTTTTGTCTATTGTGTTGCTTCTTGGCTCTCTTACCTTGTCCAATCATTCCTAACAATCCACCCGCTGCACCAATTCCCGCAGCTGCTATTCCATTACTTCCACTCATGTTTTCTATTTATTTATTTTTCGTGCTTTTCTTAAAAGCTTTTTACTCTTTACTTGATATAATATTATTATGTGCGTAGTCGTGTTTTAAGTAATAGGGCATAAGTTTCCAAATGCCCCATTAAACACTTCACATAATGACTAGCTTCTCGCTACTCTCCATTACTCACTTTACCTTGGTCTTTACTCTCTTTAACTTCATCTTTTACAATGTTGTCTTTAGTAATCCCTTTCTTCTCTCTTTGAGCCTTTGTACTTTTCTGCACTGAATCCATAGCATCAGTCGCCACTTCCCATCTATCCGTTCGAATATCATGTTCCGCTAATACTCCGTGTTTTCGCTCCGTGTACACATTCGGCGCCCCGTCCTCAATCGGTTCTCCATTGTTTACCACTCGCTCTACTTTCTCTTCTATTGTTTCCCCATATACTTTAGGTACTCCATTTACTATTGTTTTCGCCATTTTAGGCACTTTATATCCCATTTCTTTCTTTTTTATAGGTTAGGTATTACTTTTGCACTCATCTTTCTTCTAGCGGTATTATTTACACTTATCTGCGTCCAAAAATTCTGACTATCTAAATTCGTATCTGCAAATATGTGATTAAACTTACTCGGGTCCACATATGTCGTAATATCTTTAATACCCTCTTTACCACTTTCATTCGTCGCTTCATATCTTCTATTCAATGTCATAAACATCTCTTTATTTCCTTCTGCGAAGTTCCCTCTTGTCTGATTCACTGCCGTCATATAATTTAACCACGCTGGTACCTTTCCAACTGAACTAAATCCAATCTTATCCCCATCATTCTGATCTATCTCTGTATCAAACCACGCCATCTCATCTGTTATCAAATCTTGGAATCCAATTTGGTCTAAATCTGGCTTATGTAAATCATCCAACGTCTTTAAATTCGTATCCCATTTATTCCCTTGACTATAGTCTACTCTCGGCGTAATACTCGCAATTCCCATTACATAACACGGCTCATGACACTTCACTATCATTTTCCCACCTTTATGCTTTCCAGTTAATCTTCCTCGTCCCGCTAACGTTCCTAATGCATGGTCTGTATCACTTGTTTCTGTTTCTGCTGTACTTACCACTTCTTCAAATGCTAATTCCTTTATCAAACTTCCATGGTACACTGGATTTTCTGTTTTCTTCACTGTATCATGACTATACACTGCATTTATCCAATCATTATAACTTCCACCACTCATGTTGATTCTGTTCAACATCTTATATACTTTATTCGCTAAACTTAACGCATCAATCGTAAAACTTCCATCTACATCTGTTCCAACTCTCGTCACTTGACTAACTCCATTTGTCCCATCTATCCATTCTGTATCTATCCAATTATTAAATTTATCACTTTGGTACGTTTTCAATGCTAATCCCTCTTGCGTTCCTATCATACATCTAGCTCCATTTTCTACTTTCAATGGTAAACTATAAGGCGTTCTCGACGCACTATCGATTTCATAACTTCCCGTATTTCTTACGTCTGTCAACAAATCCATTGTCATCTCATCAATATTCACTAACGGAAATTCTTCTAATTCTGTGGTATCATTCGCATATGGTATCGTACTCGGTTGCGATGTACTAAACTGTATCCACTTTGTCTCCTCTGTTAACGCTTCAGCACTTAATCCTTTAAAATCATAACATCTTAAATACTTTTGTAATCCTGCACCTACTATTTCATAATTCTCAAATATATCACTTACTTTAACCTCTATTACAGCATCACTTCCTGCTCTATATTTTACTGACGCCTTGTAAAAATCTACATCTCCCGTTGCCGTTTCTCTATTATAATACATTCTTAATTCATCTACTTCTCCTGCACTAACTGTTACACCGCTTCCAGCTATACTATGAGTAGCTCCTGACCCTTTTTTAATTATATATTGGGAATGTGCATTAATATCTGTATTTCCATTTTTCGTGTGTATTACATACGCATTTTCTTCTTGCTTATTTGCATAATAATTCTTGAATATGCTCCAATATCCTAAATAGGGGACTGCATTAAATTCTCTGTTTATTATACCATCTGCTTCATTCTTAGTTCTTCCTAATCCTCTAATTCCTAAGTAACTAAATATACAACTCGGATTAATTTGGCTATTATCGTCATATATATCTTGTGCTTTATACGCATGAGTCAACTTTAATTGAGGTAAATGCACTTTATCCATCTCTCTACCTAACTCTAACTTATTCAGGTGTAACTTCCCCTGAAATAATCTTACTGGCACTTCAAATACATCTAACTGCACTTTATAACTTCCAAATAACGG